AGCCGCGTCGCCGCCCATTGGGTCAGCTTCTGGTGTAATTTCGTCAAAGTTTTCATCAACTTCTTCGTCTGAAGCTTCGTCTACTTCTTCGTCAGTAGCTTCGTCAACTTCTTCGTCTGTTGCTTCGTTAGTCTCTTCGTCGTCTGAAGACTCATCTACTTCTTCATCTGAAGCTTCGTTAGTTTCTTCGTCATTTGACGCTTCATCTACTTCTTCGTCTTTAACTTCGTCAAGATCTTCTAAATCTGATTCTAGCATCTTTTCATAGATACCACGTGACTTTTCAATAACAAATTCGTGAAACAGTTCATCTGCTCCAGCACGATCGTTATTGACAAGTTTTTCGAGCATTTGCTCTAATTTATTGTCTGCCATTGTTTTCTCCTATATGTTTAATTAGTATGTAAGGCTGTCTAGTATTATTTACACTATGTTTAATAAATGTACGGAAAACGGCGTCAAAACGAATCGTTTAGTCGCAAACCGTTTAAAAATCATAGTATCTTTTAAACTCACTCACTTTTATGTGAGATAAATTCGTACATTTCTTTAATTGTTTAGGTACAAAATCATCATCATCTGCTACAATTCTAATGTATTTTTTACCTTGATGTGCATCACAAGTTGATGCTGTTTGCCTTTCCCAGTTGCCAAAGTATGTTGCTGGCTCGCCTTGTCTCTTATAATTGTGTGTTCCTGCGTATAAGTTATTTACCTTACTTCGATTGCCTTGAGTATCTAGTGATCCGTGAAAGTCCATGCCCAACATATAAATTGTATCATGTGCATGTGTGCTTGCAAGCCATAATGCTGTAGGACCGCTACTCCAACCCTTGCTTGGATGGAAATAATTAAAACCTTGAAACGTGTGAAATTGTTTATTTGGATTAGTCCATACTTCGTGTTCCATTTGCCACTTGCTTTGATTAATTTCAAGTACCATCTTTACATCAACCGCAACTAAGTAATGCGGTTCAAAATGTCTGAACATTGCATTACATGCATATACTTTTCCGTAATTTTTAAGTGGGTATAGATCTATGTCTTTTCGGCTCTCGCCATTACCTATTACAAAGGCTACAGTCATTGTAGAGCTTCCTATACTTCAGGTTGACCTTGAATACCGTACATTTGACGTACAAATTCTAATTCTTTTTGCTTTTCTTCTTGATGTAACTCTGATGCTCTGCGAGCTTTGTTTATTTGACGTAGTGTTAATCTTGTTTTGCGTGTGTCATCGCGATTTACAACGCTATGATCGTCAGTAGCATCATAACGTTTATCCTCAATAGGATCAATAGTTTCTTTATCAAAATAAAATAATTCTCTTAGTATCATGCTTGTATTTATGCCGGAGGCGTTTCTGCGCCAGCATCTCCCCCTGGGTCTGATGTTGTTACTGAATCAACTCCTTCAGTTTCACCTGTAACCATTCCGTCAACATCGTCTGCAACTGGTTCATCGCCTGCTAAGTCACCTTCAATACCTGCTCCACTAATACCTGCTCCACGCATTTCTGCACTTGCGTCAGTTGGTGCTGTTGATAGGTTCTCGTCATTTTCTTCTTTCCAATAGCGTTCATTGTCTGCAATTTCTGAATCGCTCATTCCTAAGAAACGTTTCATTGCATATCTGTTACTAATAAAAGGAATACTTTGAATTTGTGCAAACGTACCAATACGTTGATTGTCTAATTCACTTTGTCTATAACTTGCAAAGTTTTGTGGTGGTTGAAATAACAAGTCAAACATTGCAATGTCAACATTAATACCTTTTTCTATTAGGTAACGTTTAAATTCTTGATTGAATACTTCAGCTATAAGGTTCTGTAAACGCTCGCAATACTTGTTAAAGCGTAGCTCTTGTATGTATGCAGTACCTACTCTGCCGTCGTTAAATGAACTTTGACCTTCATCTTGTGCCGCGGCTGGTAAGTATGAACTTGGAATACGTAAACCTCTTACTAGTTTGTTTGTAAAGTATTTCAAGTCATCAATCTCACCTAAGTTAGTACCACCAGGTAGTGTTTCAACTTTAGATCCACGTCCTTCTGCTGTTTGCGGAAAGAAGTAATCTTCGTTAGTAGATAATGGATTGTAAGCACTATCAATAACACTTGTGCCACCACCTGTTTTACTTGGTATACGTCTCTGATGTATTTCTGTTTTTACTCTCTCAACAAATTGCATAGCTAAATGACTTGGCATGTTACCAACATCAACGTAAAATACTCTACGCTCTGGAGCTCTTTGTGTTCTGTAAATGATAATAGCATCTTCGAGTAATTCTTTTTGTTTGTATACTTTAAATATACCTTCTAACAAACTATTGCCAAAAGGTGCATTATTATCTAAGCCTTCGCTTAAACTCATATGTACCATATGCTTTGCATCAATAGCATGTTCTTTAGTTTTATCATGACCAAAGCGTCCTGCACTTGAGCCAGATGTTTGTGTGTTTCCAACCATACCGCGAACACCGCCGGTTAAGTATCCGTCACCACCACCAGTTGCATTACCGTTTGTAGTATATGGTGTTGTTGCTACATTGTCTACAAAGTTTAAATTAAGATCTCTAACAATGTATTGTTCTGGTGTTTTACCTTCTGATTCATTAACAATAATACTTGAAACTTTTGCAGGATCAACATGATGCCATTTTTTAGTTTCAGGATCTCTAATAAAGAAAGCATCACCAAACTTAAAAACGTTACGCACAATTTTAAACATGCGTGTACTAAAATCATTAAGTTTAGTCCATTGCTGTAAGTATTGCTCTAATACTTTAATTTCTGAATTAGTAGCCATCTTTTTAAAATCAATACTAAAACTTGTTTTATTAATTGGATTTTGCTGTGAACAAAACTCAGCTAAAATATCTAATGCCGCATTAACTTCACTATCTTGGTCCATAGTATTATATTGACCATATCGCTCAACTCTATTAGGAGCGCCTGTGTACACATCAGGTAAAAAACTTGAATAGTTTGATCTTGCAGGGCCAGCTTGTGTACCTTGACCAACGCTTAAAGGACTGCGAGTTCCTGCTTCGCCTTCAACTGGTGTAAAGTATCTTTTCCAACTCATATCTTATCCTATCCTATCTACCGTTTAAATTACCGTTTAGGTTTTGTGTGGCTTTTTTGGTATCTTTATTAACATTAATTAACTCTTCTAACTTAGTACTTATCGATTCCCACCAACTTTTCTCTTCATTACTGGCTTCATTCTGTTTGTCTAATGTTCCAGTACTATCAGTAGATTTACTACCGCCACCGGATTCTGCAACAACTTCTTCAATAGTAGTTGGATTTTGAGTTGTAGTCTCTGTTTGTGGAGTTTCTCCTGCATTAAGTCCTAGTTTGCCTCTTGCCCAATCACCTAATCTATTATCAGGTAAAATACCGCCAATAAACGATTTGATCGATTCCCAACTAAACAAGCCAGTAAACCCATCAACAACTCTTTTCCAAGCTGATTTTATTTTTATCTTAAGATTTTCTATGCTAAAGAACTCTTTTATGTTCTCCCAATCTATAAACATACTAACACCAGCAATAAGTAATCCAGCGATTTTAACCCAAGGATTTAATTTAGCTATAGCTTTAACTAACATCCAAGTAATAGAACCACCAATTGCTAAGAAACCTATGCCACTTAATAAAGAACTAAATGCTTCGTCTATCTTTGGTTTAATATTTTTGTCAAAGAATGCTTTAGGGTCAGCAAATAGATCTGTAAAGAAAGATTTAATAGCAGGACCATGCTGTTTCCATAACTCACTAAAAGTAGTCATCATATCGCCCATTGTTTTTATCAATCCGCCTTCACGTTCTCCAGTACGTCCACCTGATCCTGGAGGACCTTCCATTGCCTTTTTGCCTAGGAACAAGTCTTTAAGGAAATTTACTACATCACCAATTCCACTTTTCATTTTATTAAGACCGTCGCCTCTGAGCCATTCCCATGTTGAAGTCAATGATGGTAGTATTTGATCTTTAAATATCTTACTAGCCTCTTCATACATTTTTTGAGCTTCTTCAGTAGTAGGTAAAAAGTCTCCAATGTCATCTGATAAAGTTTTAAATATTCCACTGTCAACAATTGACGCTTGTATGTCACCTTGTATTGTTGCAACTGTCTCAGCAAACGTACCCATTTTCTCTGTTACTTTATCACGCTTGGCTTGTTCTTCAGTAGTTGCATCAGTTACTGTTTTTTGTGCTGTTTGAATACTACCAATGGTTGTAAGTAGTTCACCTGTTGCAGTTCCTCCAGCAAGTGCGGCTTGTACTCCAGCATCACCAAGTGTTTTGGCAAACTTCATACCGTCTTCTTTAACACCTACAATAAAGTTAGCCGCTTGTTCAGAAGTCATGTTTTGTATATTTTGTGCTTCTCTTCTAAACGTATCGTTGTTGGCCATTAACTGTTTTGTCAATGGATCGTTTGCAACTCCGTCAGCCATATCAAGTAGTGCCGCTTCAAGTTGAGGGGATGCCGCCGCCATTTGTTGTAATCTCAAAGCAAATTCATCACCGTGTTTATTAATTGCCATTTGGCGTCTAATATCTAGATTTTTTGCCTTCATTTCATCTTCTAGTGCTTTACGACTTTTACCTGTAAGTTTTGATATCTTATCAAGTTCAGATGAATATTTTAATGAGCCTTCAATTAATTGTTTATCTGTCATAAACTGTCGTCTACCTGATACTTGCATCAACTCACTATAGTTTATAAAGTTTTCGTTTAGTTCTTCAGATGTAAAACCTATTTCTCTTAGTCTTGTACCTAAAGGACTTTGTCTAAGTTCTTTTGACAGTCCTGCAAAACGTCTTGCACCATCTCCAACTGTGTTGCCAAATATACGTAGGCTTTCACTTTGTTGACTAACAAGTTCAATAAAATCTTGTTGTGGTATTGCCGCTTGTCCTGCAATTCTAGTAATCTCAAACATACTGTTACCAAAACTAGCACCAGTTTGTGTAAGTTGTCTAAAACTATTAATTTGTGTGTCTAACACATTAGATAATATTCCTAATCCTGGAATAGGTAAATGTTTAGTAAAATCAGATAATTGTTGACCACCAAATGCTAATTCACTTGCAAATCCTGGAACTGCACCCACTACCGCTGAAACTGATGCAAGTAGTCCGTTAAGTATTCCGCCTGTTATACTTTTTAACTTCCCACCAAAACCAACAACTGCGTCACCAGTATCGTCAAAATCTTTACCTAAGTTTTTTGCAGACTTTCCAGCTTTGTCAAGGTTACTACCAGCAGTACCGCCACCGCCGGCATTAGGATTCATCTTACGTCCGCCTAAGGCTTTTAAGATTTCTCTTAAAGTAGCTTCAGATGCCGCATTATCAGCTGTTACTTCTCCAATTCCTGGAATATCAATTTTTACGTCTGCCATTTATTAAGTACTCACATTATATATAGCTATAAATATGTATGCTATTACAATAGTATTTAGCAGGAGATATAAACATGGTAGATAATAATGTCCCACCAAACATGGGAAATCAAGGCATGCAGATGGGTATGCCTCAGCAACCGTCAGCAAAAAATCCGGCACAACCGCCGATGCCGCCGATGCAAGCTCAACCAGTACCGGTACAACAGCCGGCTGGTAACCCATTAATAAAACATTTAAGACAACCTAAGATTTATGTAAAGTTACCTAGTGAAGGGCAATACTGGCCGCAGAATGCATTGCAGAAAACAGAAACAGGTGAATATCCTGTATATGCAATGACTGCCAAAGATGAGATTACGTTTAAAACACCAGATGCATTATTAAACGGTCAAGCAACTGTTGATGTTATTCAAAGTTGTATGCCAAACATTAAAGACGCTTGGCACACTCCTAGTATTGACTTAGATGCAATTTTAGTTGCTATTAGAATGGCTAGTTTTGGAGAGAAGATTGATATGTCTTCTACTGTTCCAGGAACTAACTTAACTAAAGACTTTCAATTAGATTTGCAAACAATTTACGACAACTTAACTAATACAGAATACACTGATACATTTCAAATTGATGGCTTTAGAGTTCAAATAAAACCAGCTAGTTACAGAATGGTTACTCAACAAGCTATTAAAGCATTTGAGGAACAGCGTATTTTTACTACAGTTAACGATGACAGCATTGATGAAACTGTCAAACTAGAACGTTTTCAAAAAAGTTTTGCAAAGTTAACTGATATTAATATTAATGCAGTTGTTGCTAATGTAGTTGCTATTCAACCTGATGGTGCAGAAGAAGCTGTTACTAATCCAAAGTATCTAAAAGAATTTTTAGAAGGTGCTGAAGCAAAAACATATAATCAAATTGCTGATTATATTAAATCTCAAAAAGAACGATTTGAGCAAAAGCCGTTAGTAGTAGAAGCAACTCCTGAAGAAATTGAAGCAGGTGCTAGTAAGACCTACGAAATACCAATTACATTCGATCAGAGTAATTTTTTCGGCTAAGGATCTTAACGTGGAGCCTCGACAAAATCCTAAGCGAGGTTAAGGTCCTCGAAAACGAGGTAAAAGAAATCAAACATAGTATTATGAAACTAGTTTGGTGGTTCCGTGGTGGTATTCAACTTAATGACGCATACTTACTATGTCGTGAGGATACCCTAATCTTAAATGATATCATTAAAGAGAATTTAGATACTGCCAAAGAAATTGGACAGCCTTTTTGGTAAGACTAGGCTTTTACTTTTTTAGGTGCAGTTACAGTATAACCTTGTGACTTTAAGAATTTAATTGCTGACTTAACATCCATTGTTGGAGTAGCCATATCTTTAGCATCACTGTTACTACTAGCAGTCTTTGTGCTTGCTTGTGCCTTGCTAGTTTTTGAATCTTGTGCGCCTGCATCGCCATAAGAACTTTTATTAACTCTACCACCTAGTTGTTTTTGAAAACCTTGTTGAACAAAACGTTTGATAATTTTCTTAGCTTGTCCACTTGATAATTGTACATCTACTTCATTTAATCTTGATTCACTATACATAGATTCGATACCTGGGAGATTAGGTTGATCTGGTGTTAGTCCTGATGCTTGTGGAGAAAGTTTTTGTTTTAGTTTGCTTGCCGCTTGTCCTACTTTGCTTGCTCCGGACTTAGCCGCGCCTGCGGCCGCTTTAGCGCCTTTAGCAACTTTTTTACCTGCTTTAGCCGCTTTTCTACCTAGACTAGGTTCTTGATTGATGTACTGCATTACTGCACTAGGTTTGCTTACAAAACCTTTTGCAACAAGAAAGTTAGCTAAACCTTTAGCTGTCATACCTTGTAGTTTAGGGTCTTGCTTACTTACTGCATAATAATCTTTGTAAATATTTGCAACTTCTTTATCTAGTTCAACATCTAACTGTGCGGCCTTGCCCATAGCTGTGTTTTTTCCTAGTGTTCTTTTCATAAATCTAATAGGACCTTCGTCAACTTGTTTAGATTCAGATAAAATGTCATGTACGTTCATAGTTTAGCTCCCGATTAATTATATTTATACTTTTCAACACAGAAATACTTATTAAATAACTCTACATGATTACAAGATATCGAATACTAGACAATCTCGATAATGAGATTGAAATTGTAAACAGTATTGACGAAGTACATCAATATATAGAAACAATGCGTGATACACAACCTCATCTACAGCTCAGATATGAATCATTCGAAGTTAGTAGTGTTAAGTCGGGTTTTGGAAGAGATCCTGATCTACACTAAATACTCGCCATGTGTTCACCTATATTCTACTTCTTAGTTTTAACAGTAGTACTAATGTGGATAATCTATAAAAACAATTAGAATTGTTACTTCGTAACAATTAGTTTATCGCTTACGCTCAAACTATAACACTTCGTTTGTTGATAGAATTAATAGATATGAATTAAAGCAATATTACGTAGTAATATTGTAATTGCTTCATGTAGATTGTTTCAGTCAGACGGAACCTGTTTAGTGGTTCCATCTAATCTTGACACTTCATGTGAGTTCGTCACAGCCGAGATTCGGAAATAGGTATTTTCACTGTTCAATGGGCTCTGACCTTTCCCAACCTACGTCGACATATGTAACATAAAGAGTACATTAACTTAGTTAATGTGCAGTTTATAATACATTACCTCTCGCTTCGTTCCTATTGCTAAAGAGTTTTTATGAACATTGTGGTTCTTGACTAACAGCAACTAGCCTATATTGATCGTTATGGTTCGTATGAATCAATATGTTACGTGTGTGGTTTTCATGCCACCCTTTCACAGCGGAATTATCTATCTGGCCCGCTATCCTTATGTGCTGTATTGGCTTGCCTATATTTTTTGTAAGTGTTCTTTTAGAATCTTTGACCCGCCAACTCTAACATTAATAATACCATTATAGTAATCATCAGTTTCTAGTACTCTGCGTTCAAATTGTTCTCGTGCCTCTAAGTAACTTGCAATGCCTCTGCTTGGACAATAATGTAATATTTCTCTAGTAAAGTTGTCTTCGCCTAATGTTTCAACGTCTGCGTTAAGTCTATCACTAGATCCCCAATAGGTTTTCCAGTCACTTTCTTTTGTTCCACGTCTTTTATTCTTTTTGCCTTTTAGCGGAGGTTTAGTTGTCTTAAATTTTGCTAGTTTCTTGCCTACGTATTTCATGCCATTAGACTTATTTGTTATCAAGTATACAAATGCTTCAACGCCTTCAGGCATTTCTTTCACTTTTTTACCTTGATAAGTCCATTGCATACTGGTACTTACCGTTGCCTATGTTTTGGGGCCTTCCTTTTTGGAATTATGCTTATTGTGTATCTCGTCCATACGCTGTTTAGCTAGGCTACGTATTTCGCGTAACCACTTTCTGCTTTCACGGTGCGTTCGCACAGAGTTACGAGCCTCAAATTTCTCGTTTGCCTTAAAGTATGACATATATGCTTTTGTTAGCTTATCATGTATATCGTCATTCATTGTGTATTTCTACATCGTTCTCATATGATGTAAAGCCATTTTCCTTTATAACCTTAAGAACGTGTGTTACTCTTCCTACTAGTTCATCTTTATGGGATATAAGATAAACATTCTTTTGTCTTTCTCTACCCAGCTTCTTCAAAATACCTAAAGAGTTTTCAACTCCGCTAGTATCCATTCCGCTATCAATTAACTCATCAATAAACAATAAGTTGATATTCTGATACAAACTTTCCCAAACATCTCTAAATGCAAAACTCATACCAAGTATAAGTCTATTACGCTCACCTCTACTTAAATTATCAAAGTCTAGATCTTGTCCTAGTTGTGTAATTTCGACTGTTAAGTCATTTTGAAATACAACACTATGTGGTAATCCTAGTTTGTCAAGATAGTTAGTAAGTCTGTTGTTTAGGTATGCTAAGTTTTGATCAATAATTTTTTTACGAATAAAACTATCTTTGTTAGTAAGTAGTTTTAACATAAAGTCTTGATGATCTTTTAAACTTGTTAAGTTGTTTACAGTATCCCAATCAATTACTTGTATTGCTGTTTCATTTAAATCATCAATCTGTTCTTGATAAGGATCAATTTCTGTTTTAGAACGATCAAGTGCTTCTTGTAATTGTGCTACATTCTGTTTATGATCATATACTTCTTTAAGTGTTTCATAAAATGTTGTAGGTTGACCATTAATATCACCAATATTATCTAGTGCAGTTGTTACGTCAGTAACTTTAGAACTTACTTCAGACTGATATGCAATAGCGTCTTTAAGTTCTTTATCTTTTTTACCTTGTAGTTCGTCTTTTTTCTCGTCATGCAGTTCTTGACCACACGTATGACAAGTGCCTTGATCTAAATTTTTAGAGTCTTTTTGTGCTTTTTCAACACTTCTGTCTGCACGTACTAGTGCTGGCTCTAATGTGCTTAATTCCTTTTTAAGAGCCAAAATGGCATTATTTTGTTCTGCCCAATTTGCTAGTTTTTCGTGTTTATCTAATTCATTATCTACATCTAAGTGTTCTAATTCGTCAATCGAGCGTTCTAATTTAGCAATATCTTCTTTTTGTTTTGTATTCCATGCACTTTGTTTTGTTTGCAAACTACGAATAGTTTCACCAATACGTGTATTACTAGATTCAATAGCATTTATACGAGCAGTTTCGTCTGTAATTGCTTCTTTAGTTTGTCTTACTTTTTCTTTAAGTACTTCCGCTTTTTCAGATAATATTGTAATACCAAGTAACTGTTCAATAATATCTTTTTGATCATTGACTCGCATACTTAAGAACGGTTCTGTGTATGTGTTTAGTGCAACAATATGCTTAAACATATTATGCGACATACCCAATAGATGTATAATGTCTTCTTGTGTTTTGCGACTATCACCTTGTGACTCATCTAACATCTCTTGTTCTTGTTCATTTACATAGAACTTTAAGATATTAGGACCACGTCCTCTTTCAATCTTATAATTTTGTCCGTCCTTTTCAAAAGACAGTGTAACCAACATACCTTTGTTGTTAGTTTTATTAATTAAATTATTGCGTTTAATATTTGTTAAAGCAAGCCCGTACAAGGCATAACTTAATGCATTTATAATAGTAGTCTTACCTGTACCATTACGTGATCCGCTATCATCGCCACCTTGGTCAAGGTTTTCTCCTAGCACAAGTGTTAGTTGTTGTTTATCAAAATCAACTGCTTGGGTCTGATTGCCCACACTCATGAAGTTCTTTACGGTTAAACTTTTTATTTTAATCATAGTTCGTCATAGATTCCCAATAATAACTTCTTGTCGTAGTTTTCTGTATCCAATGCAGTAATTTCTTTAGTAACAATTTCATCTACACTTTCAAATGTACTAATGTCAATGTCTGTATGTATTTCTTCGTCTTGTTGACTAGGAATTAGTGTAATTTCTCTGCAATCGTATTCGTTAATAAATGTTTCCTTTATAAAACTTGCTTCTTCATAACTAATTGGAAGATCAAGTGTTACTCTAAGATACATTTTGTTTTTAAGTAGTGTGTCTTTTTCGTCTAGTAGTTGACTAAGTTTAACCGTGCGATACTTAGGACAGTCAAGCCAATCAATATATTGTGGTTCTTCGTTATTTTCTTTATCAAGTATCATCATACCACGTTTATCATCCCATGCATCTGCATAGTTGTGTGGAAAAGCATTACCCATATAATGTACTGCACCTTGTACTTGGCGTTTATGGAAGTGTCCGCTAAACACATACTCTTGATGTTTAAAATGATCAGCTTTTAGTTCGCCATGATCAGGCATCTGCACCATTGCATTCATATAGAAACTAGGTAGTTCAAAATGACCAAACATATATTTTGTTTTAATATTGCTAATCTTTTTCCATTCTTCACCAACAAGCCAAGGGACTAATGCAACATCATCTTCAACTAGTATTTCATCTACATATGTAATACCAGGAATATGTTTGCCAAACTCTACACTGTAAACATCACGTTTGTCTTTGTAGTACAAGTCATGATTACCTGCAAAAAAGTAAAACTTTTCAAAAGCCGCACCTAATTTTTCTAGGCAACGTGTAGTCGCGTCTAGTGTTTGTACATTAATTGTATTTCTATTGTGATGCCAGTCACCGCAGAAAATACCAGTCTCACAACCGTTTGCTTTTGCTTGTTCAATAAACCAATCTACAAAGTCTTCACAATCTTGTAAATGTAGTCTACTGTTAGACTTCAGTCCTAGGTGAATATCTGTAAACACCGCCGCTTTTTTAAACATCCGTACTCCTCTTTTGTATATTATACGTTATAATTTGATATAAGTCAAGTGTTTTTGGAAGGATTTGGTACAGGTGGTTTAGCATCTTGTGTTTTAACACGATCCCATTCGCCTTGTGCTTGTCTAGTATAACTAGGATTCATATTGTTCATTTCTAATATATCATCTCTAATATTTTGATTACGTTTTTCAATATTAATAACTCTAACAAATGAATTTGTAACTGCCGCAGTATAATAAGCAAAAGGATTATTGGACTTTGATTCGTCAAACTGTAAACCAATTTGTGCTAACTGTAGAATTGCTTGTCCACGCATCTCGTCATTGTATGTGTACCCACGTACATTGCCTCTTGTTGCATAACGATCACAAAGTTTCATCCACATCATAGCAAGTTTATTAGTTGCTTTACCGTGTGATTTGTTAAAGTATCCGTTGTCCATACCACCTTCCCAATGGCTTTTGCCTATACACACTAGTTCTCCAGCTTCATCATGTTTAAAATGTTGGAAGGGAGGAAAGTTTAATTTTACTCTATAGTCTGCAGGTGTTTTAGGATTTTTCTTACGTCCAGGCTCTTCTGGAATATGGTCAAATGACATAATACGAAATACTAGTTCTTCTTTTGTTATCTTTCGATAGTCAATTTCAAACTCTGCTAGTTTTACTCTCTTGCCTGCTAATTTAGCGGCTTCAAAGGCTTGTTGCTGTAAGCGTTTTGCTTTATTGCGTTTTGCTTCAGCTATTGTTCTAATATTAATTTTACCAATTTCTGGTAAGATTATATCATATTGGCCATACTCAGGATCAACATAACTACAGAATGTAGTCTTGGATTTGTGTATTTCCTTTAATATGTCCTTGTTGTTTAGATAATTTACACGTTTATTCATATTTTCTCCGATTGTTTGTTATATTATAAACTACTCTGTTAATAAAGTCAACTAAATAATGTATATAGGAGACAATTAAATTATGGCTAGAAATAGAGACAGTGATTACGTATCTGCTCGCAACTATGCGGCGGGTCAAAAGAAACCCCCTACAGGCACTGGCGCCGCAGGACAGAATGTAGCAAGCGGTAATGTTCCTGATTTTATATCAGGTGGTATTGACACTATAAAAGATATTGGACAAGACATATTTGGTGATATTGCAGGTGATCTAGGATCTAAAATGCGAGGTGTGAACCTTCCAAAGAAAGGTGCTAATAACTTTGAAGCAAAATCAAAAGCATTTTTTAATACAGATGTTGAAAACAAAGATTGGCGTGTCAAATTATCAGTTCCTCCATCAATTGCCGCAGATGGAATACTAAATCCGTTAAACGAAGCATCTACAGGTGGAAACATGGTTTTTCCTTATACACCTACAATTATTATCAGTCATTCAGCCGCATATAATACTGTAAGCCCTATACATAATAATTATCCGTTCTTTGCGTATCAGAACTCACAAGTGGACGCAATGACCATTGTGGGACAATTTTACGTCCAAAATGCAACAGAAGCAAGATATTGGATGGCATGTTTACATTATTTAAGAACAATGACCAAAATGGATTATGGAATGAACAGCACAGGGTCTCCACCACCTATTGCAAAATTAAATGGTTATGGTGACTATGTATTCAACAATGTTCCAGTTATTATACAAAACTTTACAGTTGATATGCCTAATGAAGTTGATTATATTAGTACAGGATTTAGTACAGGCCCACGTTTATCTGGTCGAGAAGCACAACGAGCTATGATGGATCAGTCTGCTACAAAACTAAATTACGGTTGGGCACCAGCTGAATCACAATTTAGTATTACAGTCCAACCTATATACAGTAGATCAAAACAATCAACATTTAATTATACAGACTTTACTAATGGATCTAATCTTGGACAAGGATATATTTAATGAGTAGCCCATACAAACATACAAAAACACAATTCAACGGAAATCTTGATATATTATCAATCAGACCTGTGCCAGCATATGCTGATGATCCGTTATATACTATTGAGCCTCAGTATACACACAGGCCAGATTTACTAGCTCATGACATGTATGGATCAAACAAACTATGGTGGGTTTTTGCACAAAGAAATTTAGACGTTATTGAAGACCCCGTATACGACATGG